GATAACAGTGCAGTTTAAGGAATATTAAATGACTATATCCGTAGTAAAACTACCCCTAGCCAAAATGACATATACGCCTGATGTGCCTTCAGCGGCACTAGGGCCTAATGAATATAACGCTGGCTTGAATGTTGAAACAGATGTTCGCGGCATCCGTTCAGTGGCAGGTGATCAAGAAATCCTACAGTATATTCCAGGTAAGCCAACTTTTGTTACAGGTGGATTCCGCGCAGATAATAATTGGTGGTTTATTGTAGCCGTTGATGCTGTTTATGATCCTGTAGATCCAACTATCCTAATTACACCAGGTAAATGGTTAGCCAGCAATGGTATCAACAGTGGATCATTAATGGATGGTGGATGGAGTGACATTACTCCGTCAGTAGGTGATTTTAGTAACTACAGACAAAATACCAACATTACAGAATCATGGAATGGTACTGTGCTGTTTGTAAATGATGAAACTAATCCACCAATGTTTTGGCCTGATGATCAAACATATTCAGGTGGCAATCCCCAACCATTGGTAATGTATAGTAATCAGGCACCAATATCAATTGGAGATATTCAAATTACTAGTTCAACATGGCGCACCATAGTTTACACAGGCACAAATTATACAACACCTCCTCTTCAAGTTGGTGGTTATGCAATTATTGCAGGCGTTAGTCCTCGTTACTATAATGGCACTTATTACATTACCAGTTCAACCACAGCCAGTATCAGTATTGTCAGTAGTGTGGTTGATCCATTTGTAAATGATGGCAAAGGTACAGTGGCACCACAATACACATGGAACTATAATCCTAATTGGGATCAAGTTTATGCAAAGTTTATGCGCCAATACAACACGCAGAATGTGGGTTCAATATTAGTAGCAGGTAATTTAACTGCTACTCCAACGGGTTCAACATCTACTATAGTCTATCCAGTAACTGTACAATGGAGCCAGGCCTTTGGACTTAACCAAGCACCACAAACATGGACACCAACCGTAGTCAATGTGGCTAACCAGTTAGAAGTTCCTCTTCGTGGAGGCGCTGTTGATGCGTTTCCTTGTAATGGATTGTTCTTCTTGTGTTCATATTGGGACACAGTGGTATTTTCACCATTGAACTATGCTACCACACAAACACCTATTCTGTCTGTGCGTTTAATTAACCAAGGCCGTGGACTACTAAGTTCTAATACATGGGCCAATACAGACAAGTTAGTCTATGGTATTGATGCTCGTGATATTTGGGTATTTGATGGCAATGACTTTCAAGGATTGGGCAATCAGCGTGTAAAAAATTGGTTTTATGATCAATTGGACCCACAATACTATGATCGTGTCTACATGCAGACCAATACACAAAAAAGTCAAGTTGAAATTTATTATCCTGATAGTGGTGCAGTAAATGGTGTGCCTAACAAGATGTTGAGTTATCGTTATGACATTGATTGTTGGAATGCACCACGCGAAGTTGATTCAGCAACCTTTGCCACAGAAGCACCAATATTCAGTGGCACAACAGTTAACACAGGCACAAGAACTGTGGTCTATGCTCGCGGATGTCAAGATCAATCATTGTTACAAAAAGATCAAGGTTATAACTTTTTAGCCTGTGTTGATGGTAGTCCTGGCACCAGCACGCCACAACCCATCAACAGTAAATTCCGCAGAGACAATATTAAAATATTAGAAAAATATACCAGTAAAGTTATGGTGCATCGTGTATTACCAGAAGCAGTAAATCTAGGTGCCATACAAAATCAAAACAATGACATACAGATCATTGACCCTGAGGCCAAAATCACAGTGACAATTGAGGGAGCAAACTCAGTTGGCAGTCTGCCTACAACATCTACCACAGTTACACTGTCAGTGGATGCTAATGGTAATCCAGGACATGATCCTTGGGCACAAATTGATCAAAATGCATTTCGCGTAAACTCTGTGGTTTTAAGTAATTCAACAACCACAAATATTTGGCATTGTTCATCTATGACATGGCAGATTGCACCTGTTGAGGAAGATCGTTAATGGCACAGTTTCCAGTAGTTAGTAAAGAAGGACTTTATGAAGCCGTAAACTATTTGGCTTCAGGCCCTAGCGGCCTTGGACAAAACTTTGATGGATTTAGTTCATACACACCTGCTTACCTAACTGGTAATTTTAGACAGCCGTGGACTGTTAACACTACCACTACAGCACCACCTAACTGGTATGTGGCTCCTATTCAAATTAGCAGTGTATCTTATCTAGACAATCCAGGATCTACAGCCAGTCAAACTACATTATGGACTTTTGCCACACCACATTCACCTCCACCTTTTTCACAGGGTATGATTTTGACAGGTGCTGGATGGACTCCAGATGGATATAATGGTAGTGATGGTACAGTTATAGCCTGCACTACAGCCAGTGTTACTCTTGATTTAGGTGATGTTTATCCTTGGCCTACGCCTATTACTGCTTATGGTACATTAGAATATGAAGCATACTTAGATGGCAACGGAAATCCTCTTGCTGTATCTACAGATTGTAATGCTCGCGTTACTGTAACAGGTCCCACTGAGCGTGTGTTTATATCAAGTCAACTAGCATTGACTTCAGGATACAGTTGCACCACAGCCAGTACTTTCAGTGTCACTGTGCAGATTAATCGTTATGATGCCACTGCTGAAACTATTAACGGTGCTGTGCAATATAGTTTTAACAATAGAACCACAATCGCTGAACAAGGTAAAACTTATTCAGTGTCAGCAGGCACAGGCACAGTAGACACAGGACCTAATGTTTTTACAACAGCCATTGATCAACCTAATTTTGGTTACTATTGGTATCTTTGTGAAGTAGTATGGGCGCCTTTAACAGGCAACGCAACACCTAAACTCCAAACAGTGGGGCTAAGAAGTTTATCAGCCCAGGTTGTCAAGCAATAATATAAATAGACTAAAATGAATATTGACACAGAATTAGAACAGATTATTTGTAAAGACTACCAAAAGAATCATCAAGGTAGAGAATATACAGTTGATACTGTGTTAAAAGTTTGGCAGAATTTAGAGAGTGTAGATTATCGTGCTCGTAGGTATGGTGCAGTGGCCATTGTGCATAAGCCATACAACGAAGACACAGTTGAGTTTCATTGTACCAATAGTGGCACTGCTCTAGATCTAGTTTGTGCTGTTAATGAATTCAATAAGGAAATGAGTGTTAGTTATACCTATAGTATAACATTTTATGACAATCCAAAAATAAATGAATTATTACAGCAAAGCCTTTGTCCTAGTGAATTTACTAGAGTTGACCGTGGTATTGATGAAACATATGAAGCCAAGTTTTGGCTAAGGAGCGTATAATGGGATTTGTAAGTAAAGTGGTTGGTGGTGTTGGTGATGCCATTGGTGGCGTCCTTGGTACCGTTGGCGATGTTGTTGGCGGTGCAGTTAATGCTATCACAGGTGGCGGAGGTGGTGGTGGATCCAGTGCTCCAGTGACATTTGCTCCTGTTCCTGATACCATTTGGGGCAAAGGAACTCCTTTGGTCAGTGGTGGAATAAATCCAGGAGATATTCAAAAGGCCGCAATGGCACCAGAATATCACAGTGCAAATCCCACAGATGCACAATATAATTGGAGTGTTCATGCTCCAGTACTCACAGCCACAGATTTGAAAAATTATAATCAATTGCCAGCAGGTGCTCCCGCAGTACCATTTGGTGCTGGCCCTCACGCAGTTGGTGGACAAGATCAATTTGATCCTCAAGAGTTTGTCAATCAATATATTTTAAATCCAGCCTATGCAGGTGTTAACAATGCCACAAGTCCTGGATACACAGGCCCAGCAGTGCCCACAGTAAAAGGATAAAGATATGGCAATAATGTTAGATCCAACAACAGGACAAGGACGCCAGATGGGCGGTGTTGTCAATACAGGTGGACAAAATTTTTATGGCACCAGTGGAATGTTAATGCCACAAACAGACGAATTTAGGATGCCAGGTGTTGAAAATCATTTGGCTTATAATCCTTCACAACCTCCAGGAACCAGCACTCCAGGTGCGAGTGGTAAAGGCCTATCAGGATTAGGATTTAATCCTACAAGCAACTTACCGCAACCTCCTACAGCAATGGCACCACAATCTGGCACACCAGGTCGTCCTGTACCAGCGGCTCCATTTACACCAAGAGGACCAGGACATGCTAATCCAGGTGGAGCAGGCGTTGTGCCACATCCAATGGGCGATGTTCCTGCAACTCCTCCAATGCAGGGTCCAGGACCAAGCCATATGCAATCACCTCAAATGCCACCAGATTTTTTAAGTATGTTTTCACACGCATTTGGTCTTGGTGGCAAAGGTGGTGGACAATTCCAACCTCAATTTGGCGCACAACATGCTATGGCAAATCCAGTGTTAGGACCAAGTTCAACACCACCACCTGCTCCAGGCAGTAAGATGTAAGGTAATACAAGGTTAAATCCTAAAACGAATAAATAGATAAAAGGAAACGAATATGTCATTTGGAAAAGGTAGCGGAAGTTCTACAACAATCCCAACATTAAGTCCTGAGCAAAATGCAATGATCAAGGCACAGACTCAGTTTTATACTGATGTAATGGGCCCACAATACAAGCAATATGCTGATGCATTAAGCAAGCAATACAATCAAAGTGCTGGTGGCGTCAACACAGCCGCACAAAACCTAGCAGGTACAGCCGCACAAGCGCAAAACACATTGGGCTCAACAGGTGAATCAGCACTACGCACTGGCGTCAGTGGTTTAGAAAATCTCTTTGGCAAAGACTATGAAAACCAACAGGTACAGGCCGCATTGATGCCAGCACAGGCACAGTATGCTCAAAACATTGCCAACCAAGGAGCACAGTTTGGTGGTGCAGGACAGTTAGGCTCAGCCCGTCAAGCATTGGCACAACAGCAAACAGCAGGTGCCACACAGGCCGCACAGATGCAGGCCGCTGCCAATGTAGAACAACAAATTGCTCAACAGCGAGCAGGAGTTGGCGCACAACTAGCACAACTAGGTCAGGGTGGTTTAGGACAGGCTCTAGGTGCCGCAACACAGGGCGTTACTGCAAGTCAACTACCATTGCAGTTTATGCAACAATATGGCTCAGCGTTGGGTCTAGTTAATCCTACTACATATAATCCAAACTTTGCTGGCACACAAGGATCAACTACAAATCAAAGTTCAATGAACTTTGGTTTAAAATTTTAAGGAATGACGATGGCATCTCTTTTTAGCGACATAGGTGACGCACTGGGACAATATGCAACCAACAGAGCCAATGAATTAGGTCAATGGTTTACTGATCCCCAGGCTGCGGCAACCAACAGAATAAGAACTGGTCTAGGTTTAACTACCTCTACTGTGGCTGCGCCAGTTTCTGCGCCAGTAATGCCTGACCAAACTTCAGCAGAAACACAAAGACTATTAGCACAAAATGCCGCGGCAGCACCTGCGGTTGAAACTGCACCAGTGGCCACACCTTCAGTTACCGCAACGCCGTTGGCTACACCAGCACAGTCAAACATGACAGCATATAATGCCAACATTGCACAACAAGAAAGCGGTGGCAATCCCAACATTGGTTATCACGACCGTAGTAAAAGTACAGCCTATGGTCCTTTTGGTATAACTGCTGGTGCTTATCAAGATGCTCGTAAATTAAATCCTAGCCTACCTACAGATATAACACAGGCTTCGCCAGAACAACAAACAGAGGCAATGAATGCGTTTACACAACAAAACGCAGGTTATCTAAGAAATTATGGTATTGATGTTAATCAAAATACCTTAGCAGCCGCACACCTATTGGGTGCCAAGGGATTGAAAGATTATCAAGACACAGGTTATCTAAGTCCAGCGGCTATCAAGGCCAATGGTGGTGAAGAAAATTTACGCAAGATTGTTAATGCTCGTCTAGGTGGACAAATGGCTCCAGCCAGTGGTGCCGCACAATTAAACACCACAGGACTAAATGCACCTAAATTAGAAACTGGTAATGGTCCTACACAAATACCTAGTGGTGCTGTCAATCCCGCTGATATGGGCGAAATGGCAGGCGTTGATCAAGCAGTAGCACAACAAGCGGCTATGAACGCAGGACAACCACAGCCCACAGAAGCAGAACAAAATGCTGCCATGGAGCGTGAAATTGAACGCCAAAAAAATTATGATACATTAAACAGTAATGACTGGAAAGGTACTCTAGCACTTTTAGAAAATCCAGACAAAGCCATTGCCAATCAGGCTGCTTCCAATTTGGAAGAAATGTTTAGAAATAATAAAATGAAAGAAATGGCAGAGGCTAGAGTTAATAAAGATCTTAATGACGGTAAAATTCCTGATATTAAAAGAGCCAAAGGTGAGGAAGGCAGTTATATCAAAGCCTACTTATTTGCTCGTTTGGGATTAAATGATCTAGCACAGCAAGAACAAGAAAAGATTAGTCCAAGCAAACAACATAGACCTGTTATGGTTGGTGATCAACATTATAATGCTACCTACAGCAAAGATGGTGAATTACTATATGCTCGTGATGAGACTGGCAAGTTAGTTGATGATGCTACCAAAGCCAAGATTGCCGCCAATGCATTTGCTACCAAAGGTGCTACTACTGGTCAAACTATGATGAAAGATGCTGAAGGTAATATTTGGAGTCATACAACTACACCAGGCACTAATCAAGTTATTTGGACCAATCAATCAACAGGCAAAGCACAAACAACTGCTCCAACTGGCTTAACACCGTTTGGACAAATTAATCCTGTAACTCGTGCAAATATTAGTTTGGCAACCAGTGCAGAACGCATGATGATGACCCAAAATAATAAAGATAAAAATGCTGGATTACAACCAACATATAGTCAAGAACAAATACTGGCAGAAAAAGAACGCATTATTAATGGTGGTAAGCCCACTGTTAAAATTGAAGGTGAAACTACTACAACTCCAGTTACTACTGAAGGCAAGCGAGAAGTTGGCGAAGTTGAGCGTCGTGGTACACCTGCATTAGAAGCACAGGCTCGTGCTATCTTTGAAGGTGATCAACAAATGCCAACAGGCATGGGTGCTAACAATGCTCGTAACCAGTGGCTAAGTGCTCGTGTGCAAGAAATTGCACAGCAAGAAGGTAAGACTTTTGATCCAAACATTTTTGCCAATCGTAAGAAAACAGAAGCCAGTTTTACAACTGGCAAACAAGGTGATACTGTTCGCTCAATGAATGTGGCTATTGATCACTTAGATACATTGAATGAAGCAGGCAAGGCATTGAAGAATGGACAAATTCCATTGTTTAATGATATTGCTAATAAGTTTGCTAAAAATACTGGACAGCAGGCTCCAACAGATTTTAACGCACTTAAATCTATTGTTGGTAGTGAAGTTGCCAAGGCTGTTGCTGGAGGTGCTACAGCGTTAGGAGATCGTGAAGAAATCCGTGCTGAAATTAATAATGCAAGAAGTCCGCAACAATTGGCAGGTGTTATTGACAAGTATCAAAGATTGCTTGCTGGTCAGATGAGTGGTCTTAAAACGCAATATGAAAGTGGCGGCGGTAAGCATTGGGAAGCCAAAATTAATCCACGCACACAAGAAGTTATGGATAAGATCCATCAACAGGCAGGAGGTGCAAATGCTGTTCCAGGATTGCCTGCTCCATATCAAGATACTAGTAAAGAACAACGATATCAAGAATGGTTGAAAAAACATCCAGAATTTCAAGGAAGAAAGTAATGGCTGATTTAACAGAAGATCAAGTTAAACAACAAGAAAAAGAAGAATTTGAATTTCGTGCTCGTGCTGAACAAGAAGCACAAACACGGGCTCTAGCAGAAGCATCTACCAATAATAATCAACCAGGAGAAGGTGCTGTAAATCCAGAACAACAACCAGATGTAATTGGAAAAATTGTAGGCGGGCTACAAGTGCCTGTTCAAATGGCATTAGAAAATCCAGGAGTTGTTGCGGGTGCCGCAGGTTTATATAAAACAGGCCAAGCAGTTAATGCTTACAGACAAGGAGCCGCAACTAAATTATATGCTGATTTGAATGCTGTTTATCAAAAAAATAATCACGATATTCGTCAATACGAAAATAATTGGATTAAACAAAATGGTGGAACTGCCGCAGAAGCAAGAGCCTCTGGGGCTGTTCCTCAAAATTTATTAGAAAGCCAAGCAAAATTAGGACAGCAAATTGAAGTAGCACAAAGTAAATTACCTGGATACAAACCAAGTCTAACCAGTCGTATTGGTGGAGCAATAGGCGATGCCGCAAGTCGCGTAGGAAATGTATTAGGTGATGCTGCCAGTTCAGTTGGAAGAGCAGCCAGTAGTGTTGCTCCAACGCTTACTGAAGCCGCATCAACAGTGGGTCGTGCAGTTGCTCCTGTGTTGCGTGTTGCTACTGGACCATTGGGACAAGGTGCTATGCTGGCCTTGCACAGTGGTGAATTGAACACAGGTGAAGCACAACAGATGGCACAAATACATCAGTTTCAAAATAACTTTGCCAAACTGCCACCTGCTCAGCAATCAGCCTATTATAACTTACCTCGTGATAAACAAATACAAGTTCATGCCATGCTTATGAATGGACAAAATCCAAGCAGTATTCTTGGACAAACAAATGCATTGACCAGTGGTTATTCACAACAACTACAACAACTATCTAGATAAGGAATAGAAATGATTGAACAAGAATTAATTAAGACATTTGCCACAAGTTTTGTAGCCTATTACAAAAGTCATGCGGCACATTGGAACACCACAGGTCGTAACTTTTACAGTGACCACAAGTTATTGAATAAAATTTATGATGATATTTTTGCCTCAGTAGATGATCTAGCAGAAATCATGCGTACCTTAAAATTAGAAGTTCCATGTGTGCTAAGTGATGTGATCGCAGATAGTCAGGTATCAGATCAACCAATCTATGATGATGGTGATGGAGATGAATTCCTACAAGCAGTTTATGATGACATTGAAATCTTAATTGATGTTTTTCATAATTTGGAATCTGTCACAGACACAGTAGAATACAGCCACATCAACAACTATGCACAGGATCGTGTACGCACCCTACAAAAGTTCTGTTGGATGTTGCGTAGTACTTTAGACAGTCGCCAGGAATACTAAGATGAATATCTTTCCCTTACTGAGCAAAGAGCGCGAAGACCTTGCCACACATGTGGACATTTGTGCTGAACGCTACAAGGGTCTAGATGAACGCTTGGACAAAGTGGAAAAGAAAATTGACGATATCTATGCTATGGTTAAAAACAGCAAAAGTGAATTAACCAAAACACTAATAGCCACAGGCGGAACCATTGTGGTCGCATTGATAGGCTGTGCTGGTATGATTATCAATCATATCAAATAATCAATCTACATAAAAATATTGATCTGGCTTGCGTGTGACATAGGTCCTCAGTGTGCCTATCTTAATGCCTGTCTTTAGTGCGGCTACCTTTACATTTTCATAAATCACGCCCTGCATACTAAATCGCTTGCTAGGACGGCGTGTGTCTTCAAGTTTAATTTCTGGCTTGTTTTTCACTGGTAATGACTGTGTATCATTGGGATTCATGCTTAAAATTCGTTGATCTTCAAAGGATTTGATCCTATCTTCAAGCCATAATAGTGTATTAGTAATATCATCACAGAATGCCCATTGTTCTGCCGTTAATTCTTTGATAGGCACATCCAGTGGATAGGTCTTATTCAAAGTTTTAAGTGCATCTTTACATTCTTTGTAATTTAACACAGAGATTTGTTCTTCAGTTAATGTTGTCATTTCTTTTTCATTCTTTCTTTGGCACGAGGACCTGGCCTGTAACCTAGTATCTGTGCTGGTGTCCAATTGCGTTCTCGTCTACTCAATAAGGTATGAAAGTTTATACCTAATTCTTCTGCCCAAGAACGCAGGCTTTTAGTCTTGCCTTTATAGGTTAATTTAAAAGCCCTATCACAGCGGCGTCCCACTTCAGCGGCTTTGTCCCAACGAAGATTACGAATAGTGTAATCGCCATGTTGATCCTTGCGGCTTAGTTTCCAACGATAGTCAAAGTCTTGTGGATAGCCCAAACGCCTTTCAACCAAATCCACAAAGTCCCAAAATTCATCAAATTCAGATGATATCTTTATGCCCTTGCCTCCGTATTTGGCGTAGTCTGCGTGGTTGGGGTTAAGGCAAACCTGGCGCATACAACTCCAACGACGGTATAGTGGATGGTCACGGACCTTCATTGGTCCTTTTAGAGGTTGTCCATACATTACAATTTTCCTCCAATACCTCCACCTGGCACAATAAGACTGATACCTGATCCATCATTTGTGGGGCGTTCTGGTTCCATTAAGGCTTGTTCAAATTCTTTGCTGGCTCGCATCTTAAGTGCGTTGGTGGCCAGTTCAATATATTCTGGTGTAAATCCACCTTCAGGAGTAATAAAATTATTCAGTATAAGATTTACTTTGCCAAAAATAATGTTTTCTTCATAGCCCATGTCCACAAAACGATCTACAATTAATTTCAATGAAGCAGTTAGAACTTCATCTTCTGTGGGTGCTGATGTTATAATTTTTTCACTCATTATCTTTCTCCACAGCAAACACGCCAGTTTCGTCCACGATATAATAGGTCTTGCCTTGATATGGTTGTGGTGCTGTGTTGGTCCAACTAATAGATGCTTGATCACCAATGCAGACATCAATCTTGACCTGACTGCCAATGCTGATGATCTTTGCTAGGGGATTTGGGTCTGCTTGATTAGTGATAAAAATACCACCTGCTGACTTTTGTTCGCGTTCCACACGCTCTATAACTAATTTTGTTCCTACTGCCTTAAGCATTTTTGTTTTCCTTTTTATCTGAATATTTTAAGAGGAACATGGTCCTCTGTGGTGAGTCACCGTAGGCTAGTTCAGCGAATTCTGTAATAGTCACGGGATGGCCATTCCATACCCATTCATATGTCTGTCTGTTGGCATTATATTGTGCCTTTTGTGCCATTATGGCATTATATTGTTGTGCGGCCTGTTGATTAAAATTCATTGAATTTTGTAGGGCATTGTTCATACTGCTACCTAAAGCACCACTAATGTTTGATCCCATTACAGAACTTAAACCTGTACTATGACTCATTTTGGTATAATCCTTTTATAGCATATTCCGCCACGCACAATGAATCCTAATCGTTCATGCAGGCGTAAAAATGAAGCCTGATCTTCACGGATGCTGGTTGATACTAACACGGGTATTTGGCAGGCTTCACACCATGTGATCCAATAACTTATGGCCTGCACAATTAGTTGTATGCGTGTGCGTGGGCTGAGATCTAAATCCAAATGTAACATCCTGGCTTCTGCCATTTCATCATTTGAATATGGAGTGCGATGTCCGCGCCCAATCCATGAATAAGCCAGTAGATCGCCTGTGGTTTTATCGCGACAAACCAACAACTGTTCCAAGGCCAAATTATGTCTTTGGTGACTAGTTGATATATCAAGAGCGTATTTGTAGCCTTCATCATTGATTGTGAGAATACTGTCCATCTCACGCTCAAAATGACGCTTGGCTAAAGCATACATGTCCTCTACATCTGCCCAGGTGGCATACTGCCAGACCCAAGCGTCATTTTGCGAGTGCTGGTATTTTTGCATCAACTGTGAGTTCAATTGCAGTCTCCTCTTTGGTTCGTAGATATAGGTGTGCTGGATTTACACATAGGTTATTGCCACAGGCATGTTTAACATCATCACCTGTTGACAGTGCTTGTCCTAATTTGATACGCATTGCCACACGGTGTGCCACAGTCATTTTGCGATTACCATTTTGATCTAACACGCCCACAAATCCATAACCTTGGCGATGTTTTGGGCCCGTCCATTCTAGGCATCCTGTGCCAGTGGGTTTGATCATTTGGCGATATTTGGTCATGTTGACCCATACATCACCAACACGAGTATAGCGTTTCCATTTCTTATCTGGGTTCATTGTTTTCTTTCAAATAGTGTTTCAAAGGGGGTTGGGTTGGCTGCTTCATGCGCCCTGCGTCTTTCTGCATCTGTATATTGGCGTGTGGGTGTGCCAGCAACATCATTTAGGAAATCTTTAAATGCCATCCAAAAACGAAACATAGCGTGATTATAATTGGTGACCTTAGGTTTAATTACATCTTTGCTGTTTTTAAGCCTACGCTCTAATTCATCTAAGTCTGAACTTAGATAACCATAATGACGCCACTCATCTGGATATTTGCGTTTCATTACATCTGCTACATCAAATAGGTCCCACCAATTGTCTGTATTAGGACTATGGAAAGCATCTTCCCAATGATCTGGGTGATTATACATATCGCCCATGTATTTGTGCCAGTAAGCCATTTGTATGTCATACCATTCATACACCAGGGCTTCTTTATCTGCGTATGATTTCTTTGTCATTACATTTCCTTTCAATATGATGTTACAGTTATTTAGCAATTATGTCAAGATCTATTTAGATTAATTGATTCCAATTGTCTGCCATAGACATAACAGCAAAAATAATTTGCTTATGGGTTAGGTGATTATTTTCTCTATCCCAATTACCTATACCACATAGAGTTTCATAGGTCTTACCTGATAGATTATGTTCAGGTGATAGATGTGAAATAAAATAATCAATTGCTTTCATTAGATCTTTGGGATTTAGATTCATTTCTATTTGATCAATCTTATCCCATATCTCTTGCTCTTCATTGAGATATCTAAGAGATTCAATTTCATATAACAAATTCATTTCAATTCCTTGTTTATATATTGTAAGATCTTTATAAGATCTAATCACTACATAAATGAAACACTCACTTCGTTTCGTATTTCATTTACATAGCAATTACTTCTTTTTTTATAACTGAAGAAGTAGTAAGAAATGATTTGATGATGTGGTCAAGGGGATGGCTATAGGATTCGCAAAAACAAAAAAAATTGCTTCCACTGGTCCTAAGCCATCTTCCTTAACCAATCAAATCATTTTTGACTAGTCCCTCACGGGCGGAGACTCATTACACATTTAACCAGATGCTTGACTATGTTCAACTGGACAACGCCTACGGTGTGCTGGCGTTGCTGTGGGGCTTGCCGCTATTACTCAAACTCTAATGAGACAGTTTGTAGCGAGGGATCCGTTAGCCATCATATTACATCCCTATTTTATTAGTTGCTGTCGCGAAGTTGCCTTATTTTTTCTCTTAGTTCTAATCTTGTTTGTTGCCTAAAAATGCCTGAGTTTGCCAATAGTTCAATGTTTTTTAATGCCTTTGCTTTGAATGGATGTCCTTTGTGATATACACTACTCCAATGAGCCGCCCAAACGCACTTTTCATTGTGGTTCCAATATTCCCAAAATTCATCTCTCAACTTTATTAAAATGAGTACATCATCAATTGCGGGATGTGCGTTTTGAAATCTAATAATTTTACCATCATCACTAACACGCGAACCGCAACCTAAGTCGCGAGGTTTGATGCCTTGTTCCAAACACCATAGTGTTGTATAAGCAATAAGTTCTGATTTTGATAATTTTAAATTTGTCATATTGTCTTTCATTTACGATGCGGCAACATCGTCTCACAATTTATTTATACATATTAACGCATGTCAGCAAATTATGTCAATCTTTTTGGCAAAAAGAAAAGCCCACTGTGAAATGGGCTTTTCAGTGGCACATTGCATGCCTAGACTTATATGACTAATAAACCTAAAGTATTAGTTTAAATGGGCGGAGAAGTTTGCCGCTAGCCCTGCCCCTAATAACATTAAGCGTGTAGGACAAACTGAGGAGTTTGCATGGCAACAAACAATGACTAACATATTGCGATTGTTTGTCCTACATGTTATTTATACAATATTATCCAGAGGCTTGTCAAATGGTTTGGTTATAAAACTTTTTGGTAATCTTGACAGTTGACTTTTGCTAAATAGAGTGTTACAATAATAACATGTTCAACAGCGTTATATGAAAGGACGCACAAATGAAAACTGAAACTAAAACAGCCCTACAAGAACTTTTGGATGCCTTTGTCAAGGCAAGAGTTTTTATAGAACATAATGAAAACGATATTAAGACTTTTAAAATTTTGTTGCGTTATGAAACCAAAATTGAATTGCTTAAACAAGAATTGGAGGCCGCAGAATGAAACGCTTTTATATTCAATATTCACAAAAATATAACGCAGAAACTGATGGTCGTAAGAAGCCAAAGTTTGAAATTGGCAAGTATTTGTTTGAATATTCCTCGCCATATAAAACTTTGGATGATGCTGAGGATTATATCAAAACCCATTTGCGTGATGTTTTTGATATTCAAATTTACGAAGCAAATTTTACTCTTGTTAAAGAATTGGAGGCCGCAGAATGAAAACATACCGCTTAGAAGTTTATGGATTTCTACACAAAAATGATCCTACAAGTTTTGTTCATCTATTTGGTAGAGAATATTTGACAATGCGTAATGTCTTACGCTATCTTAAGGTTATAAACAATGACGGACTTACATATCAAATTGTTGAGGAGGCCGCAGAATGACCAAATGGTACTATCACGCTACCACAATGGAGCGACATCAACAAATCCAACAAGATGGTTATATCAAACCCAGCACTGGCAATACCTATGCTGACAAGGTGTTTTTGTCAGACAACGACAGAGATGCACGCCTTGTGGCTTTTATCAAGCATGCCAAAACGCAAGGCGAAACCATTGTGGTTTATAAAATCCATCGCGATGCACTACGCCGTAAATTGATTACAAATGGTAGCAGTCATACAGCCATGAACATACATGGTAAAACTTATTGTTATGCGGACCGCATAGACATTACACATCCTCGTGTGTTTGTAGGTTCCGCACCTTACACACTAAATCTACCAGAAGGTGTAGAAATTGTCAGAGATGGAAAAACTACTGGTTTAAGTTTTAGTGGTAGTGCTTTTGAACAATATTTTGGAGACGCAGAATAATCCTGTCCCAGCAGAAGTATCAACATTAAAGAACTGGGCTAACTTCAGCACCCACGCCAGGGTGCTTTTTTTTGGCTGTAAATACTCAGTGCTGGTATTAACTATCTAAGTGCAGGATGCCAGTGAATGAGTTTTGGTAGTTTCCTCTCACACCTATAAAGCCAAATGCCACCAGCACCTTAAATATCCAACCATGGATAAGAAACTATTAGAACTAAAGATCAAGGGCATTGAGCCACAGGCCCATGCTTGTGAATACTGCCCACGCACTGTGACAAATCAACGCATTGAATGTACAGCACACAGATATGGCACACCCTGGCAACACTTCCGTCATACCTGCAAGACCTGTGGATTTGTCCTATATGATGGTAGCAATAAAGAACCAAGAAAGCGACCCACAGCAGTAGAAAGTTTAAAAGAACTTAAAACTACACCAGGACGCCGTAAGACCAAGGCAGTGCAAACACCAGCGGGCATATTTCCCAGCCTTACCGCAATGAGCGCACACTATGGTAAGAATCCTTCAACCATGGTCTACTGGATGAAACAAAATCCCACAGAGTTTTACTATGTTTCTTAATCCTTTGAATGATGATTGCTAAATAACATGAATAGGAATCAAGTTACTGATATGGAAAACACTGAAACCAAACAGCATGGTGGCGCTAGAGAAGGCGCTGGTCGTCCCAAGGGCACTGGCAATCGTATCACGGCCAAAGACTTATTGGATCAATGCCAGGCCATTGTGGGTAAACCTTTCGCAGTTAGTCTTATGGAAGGCTACCGTGATAGTATCCTTGATGGCGACACCAAGACTCGTGTGACATATGAAAAGATCATTGTAGACAAGGTTGCTACCACAATGATGGACATTGAAGTTGAAGACAATACTTCAGCAGTAGAAGGCAAGCGTACAGCGTTCTTAGAAGCGGTGAATTCTATCATAAACATAAATAAATCAAAGGACAATGAAGATGCCACTGATTAAGTCAACAAGCCCTAAAGCATTTAAAAAGAATATCTCTACAGAGGTCAAGGCTGGTAAGCCAGTCAAGCAAGCAGTGGCCATTGCCTACGCTGAAAAAAACGCTGCCAAGAAAAAGGCACCAAAGACAAAAGGAAAATAAAATGAGTGATGTAAAATATCGTATCCCCAATGATACAGTCGCAGGTGCCCGCAAAGCAGGCAACGACATGAAGAAGAACGCTGGTCTACCTAAGATGGGTGACAGCCCAGCAAGTTGGCAAACCAGAGACAAGGACCTTGGTTTCAATGGTCAGGACAATGGATCTAGTCAGCGTGCCACACGCAGTAGCATTCAAGTTAATCAACACACTGGACACATGAATGATGGCCGTGATGTACAGTTCACACAAATGCCAAACCGTAAAGGCAATATCAGTGATGCTGATGGTCGTCGTCGTGCTCCAGCCACAGCAGGCAATCCAATGTCAGGCTTCCGTAATCCAGACATGATCAACATGGGAGCAGGTCCACGCAATGCTGGCAGCACTCGTTCATGGGATCCTAAGGCAGGACAAAACTACAAGGGCAATCCAGACAAGATTCAAGATCGCCAGTTGTATAATAACCGTGGTAACAAGGACTAAACATTATGGCAAACACTCCAGCAGGCCCAACATATAGATTTTCAGCAGGCAGTACCACCAGCACAGCAATTGTGGTCTCAAGTGATGTTCCTGTGAACGCTTGGGAATTTTTAAATGATGGCGCACAACCAATACAGATCAAATTCTTTACAGGCAATTCAACAGCATCATGCTTTGTCAGTTTCCCAGCATTGGGTGGCGCTGGCGTTTATGATGCCGCTATTCAACACGGTGCATTGCCAAATCCTACCATTTACCTACCAAATAGACTAGTTGATGACTGCGCTGATTTTGGTGGCTTCACCAGCACCATAGTCATAGCCGCTATTGCTGAAAGTGGAACACAAGGTTTGTTCATCACTCCAGTTCAACCAAACCAAGGAAGCAACTAACATGGAAAAGAAACACATGTGGATCAAGGATGCTGTCAAACATCCAGGCGCACTACACCGTGAAATGGGTGTGCCAATGGGCAAGACTATCCCTGCTAAGAAGTTGGCCAAGGCTGCCAAGGCTCCTGGCGTTCTAGGCAAGAGAGCCCGTCTAGCAGAAACCCTAAAAGGATTCAAGAAATGATTTCAACTGGCAACATAGGCACAGGCACTGGTCCATATCGTGGCGACATTGTCAAGAAGGACATGAAGGCCAAGGTCAAAGCCAAGAAGACCAATGCCCACCATGTGCTAAATGAAGTTAAGTCAGCATTGAAGCACAAAGAACCAATGATGATTGCCATCGCTCGTAAAGGAAAAAAATAATATGGCCGTAACCACACTACTATCACTAACAAATTCTGTGAATCAAAATTTGTATATCATTGACTTCCCACAGACAGGTGTTCCACGCATTGTGTCAACAGGTAGTTCATGCACAGTACAATTAGACACTGCCACAGTATCAACAGGCACAGCGGCTTCAGTTAACCTAGCCACTGAAATTGTCACACTACAACCTGGCATCACATTCTTGTTGACAGCCTATGCACAGTATACAGGTTCAACACCTAGTGTATATCAGATCGTCAATGCGGCAACTGGAGCAGTATTGGTAGGACCAAACCCATTTGGCCAAACGCTAAGTGGTGCCATAACACCTGCCACAACCACAACAGTCAAACTAACAGCCTATACCCTGGATGGCACCAACTGGCAACCACCAAGTCAGATCGCCAGCACTGACTTTATCATTCAGTCTATCAATGGATAACGAATGCCCCATCTGCGGTCACAAGCACCCAAAGAACTAAGGATACTAAAATGGATTACGAAAAACTAAGAGAAATGAAAACCAATTATGGTCGTGGACCCACAGTAGGTAATGCTTCAGCCCGTCCAGGCAAGCGTGCCACATTCCATGAAGCCAAATTAGAAAGAGCAGATTTGGCAGATGAAGTCAAGCGTGCCTATGGTATGCGTAACTGGGAAGGTGTTAATACCAAGCATGATCCCATGTTGGAACCAGTGCATGATGAAGTCAAGCCAGTTAAGAAATTTAAAAAATAAGGACTAGGCTTCTCCGCCAAGAATAGCACTCCCAGGGTAGTGTGTCCGCAACTCCTGTTCATATTGAAAGGAAATGATTATGAAAAAGCCCACAGGCAAAGCCCAAGATGTTTGGAATGATGATCCAACACTAACACCAGAAGACACCGCAGCCGCACCATTTGCAGTAGAGCCAGAGGTTCTAGAATTTGATGACGCCATTGAAGAGATCACTTCAGTTGCCGCATTGAAACCAGAACCCATTGAATACTCACTAGAAGGCCTTAAAGCAGACTTTCCCACTGCCACTGAGTTGGAAAAGTTTGTGTTTGATGAGACTCGCGTCAGTCTTAAACTAAAAGGTCTAGCACCTGAGAAGAAGTATGAGATTGCTCTAGCAGTCTTAAAGAATCAAGACATTGATCCACGCTACATCACAGGCGCCAATCCATACCTAGACAACAATGATCTAATCCCAGAAGATCCAATCCGTCCAATACCCAAGCGTGATCCACGACTACCACAGAACAGTGAAGTCATGAGTGTGTTTCACGACATGAGTGTGCCACATCCTGATGCCAACATGCGAGCCCTAGATGGCAAAGTTGTTTGCCAGTTTAAAACATATCGTGATGGATCAATATCATATGAAATCATGGGCCCTTTAGAGAAACAAAGTTTTGGTGAGAAGGTTGACAAGTATGGACGCCCACGCCCAGAGAAATATGTTTGGATTGATCCTCGCACAGGTGAGCAGGCAGTTCGCTATGCAGATGGCTCCTACACCAAGATGGGACAACGCTTGAGAACGCTTATGGAAAGCAAGCGTGTTAACCGCACACAAAGTTTCTGGTCAGTGTGGATTGATCGTTCATTCACACAGTTCAATCAGGGCGCCATTGAGAATCCTTGGTTAACATAATGGACTCAACCAAGAACTTTGAAAAGCAAGTTCTGGACACACGCATACTCCAGAAGGTCAACGGTGCTCACCGTGAAGCCTTCTTGGAGAAGTTTCCTGGACAGTGCGAACACATACTGCGCTTGATCACAGAACGCTTACACCTAGGTTTGGACAAGCGTGATGGTGTTCGCGCTAATGACCCTGACACATGGATCTTATCAGCAGATGAAATCTGTAGTCTAGCCGCTGCCATGAATCAAATCAATCAAATAAGGGCTAGCCTCAAAGATGTTCAACAATGATTGGGATCCCTATCAGAAACTAGAAGAACTCACTGTGCGTGATGCTGTGCATGAACATAATCTAGACACAGTACATGAACAGGTTAAGAATCTAAGCAGTGTGCTAGAACAGATGGCAGCACAGATACAGCATCTAACCAACGCCATCATAGGCCTACAGCAGATGAATAAGATCCTACATGACCGTCTCACACGCTTAGAATTCAAAGAACCAGATTAAAGGAAACTACTATGTGTATAATTGCAGCCAAATATTTTCATGACATAGGTTGGGTTGGCGTCAAGAATCGCGATCGCAACTATGTTCCAGAACTAAGTTTTTTATTGTTAACCAACACAGAGCCACATCGTCTCCTAATGAAGGATGACATGACTGGTTATATGGAAGGACTGAATCTCTCAGGCGTTTGTGTGTTGTCAGCCAGCCTCATGGTCATGGATGATGAAAAAGAAATTAAAAAGCGTACCACAGAAGACAGTCCAGATGGCCTACGCATTGAAGAAGCCTTGAAGTTACGGGACTTTGACAGCATTGTCCAAAAATTGGTCAAGGAAGGCATGACTGGCAGCACCATAGTGTTCAACCGTGATCGCTGTGTGTTGATTGAAGGCTGTAATCGTGATGATGTCTATCACAGTAAGGTTGTAGAAATACCTGCAGGACAGGTTGTGGCCCGTACCAACCATGGCGTCTTATTGCCTTGGGCTGGTTATCAAATGGGTGTCAACGCCGCACAGGATCTAAGTCGTAAAAGCAGTGAAAGCCGCTTGCGTTATGCATATCAAGCATTGGCCAAAGCACAGACACCTAATGAACTGCTTAATGAACTAGCACAAACTCCAGAAAAAAACAAGCAGATGAATCCTTTACGCACCACAACAGATCGTAAGATGATGCGTACCACTGCACAAGAAATGATCATACCCATGGATCAAACATTTTATCTACGCCCTATACAAAGCAAGTTAGACATTGACTTTTGGAAGATCAATCAAAACAAGGATGACCTATGGGTTGAAATCCTAAGCAACAGAGAACTTATGTTTCCTAACACGCAGGATCCTGAGATTGAAGAACAGATCAATCCCTTGGCAGACATTGGCAAAAAATACAGTGGATTGACGCAGCCTAAACAAGCCAACATCCTGCAAGACACCTACAGCAAATACGGTAACCTGGCACGATGATTGACTCAAATGTTATCATGCGTAGGGCTGTGCGCTGGGTATGCGATGAACATAATCTAAAGCCAGAAAGCCTACAGTTGTTTGACACTTATACTAAAACTAAGTTTGAAGACTTTGCTATAAGTGTAGCGGATGACATGCGGTTCAATCAACTCAAATATTTCCGCCCATTTGAACATCAAAAAGAATTCTTTGCCACAGGTCTTAGTCCACGCAGAGGCATACTGGCTGCCAACCGTATTGGTAAAACTGTGTCAACCTGTTATGAAACTGCCATGCATCTCACAGGGTTCTATCCTGACTGGTGGCAGGGTCGCCGCTTCAATAAACCTGTTACAGCCTTTGTAGCGGGAGAGGGATGGGAACAGGTAGCCCGCGTTCTACAGGATGAACTCATAGGCACCAAGGACATCAAGATCCGTGATCAGGTGGGCACAGGTGCCATACCCCGTGACTGCATTGTTCAGGATACCATGCGCTGTGATGGCGCCAATGTGCTTGGTGTAGAAATTAAACATACCTCAGGTGCCAATAGTTATTTGCTATTTGGTAACTACACGCAGGAAGTTAGAAACTTACAGGGTTTCAAATTAGACTTTGTGGTCTTTGATGAACAGCCACCAGATGATGTGTTTAGTGAATTGGTAACTCGTACTGCCACAACACAAGGACAGGTCCTATGTTCATTTACGCCTTTGAAAGGTCTTAACGGCCTAGTGTCAAAGTTTTGGTATGAAGAAGAAGGCTATGAACACATTCGTGTAAGTTGGGATGATGTCCCAGAATATGACCCTTGGGGTGAACCATTCCTACTCTATGAAACACGCCGTCAATTAGAGCGTGATTACTTACCACATGAGCGTGAAGCCCGTATTGCAGGTGTGCCTGTTATGGGTCAAGGTGCTGTGTTCCAAATACGCAATTGGCCTACTTACAAGACTGGTGAATTCAACTTCCGTGAAATGAATGACATTGAGCGTGTGATTGCACTAGACCTAGGCTTGGTTAGAGATAAAACAGTTATCTCATTGATGTATTGGAATCCACGAGAACAAGAAGCCTGGTTACACAGTCAGATCGTGGTCAAAGGCACAGAAGAAGCCGCACCTGTGAATTGGATACAGCATCTAATGCGCCCAGAAGTATTTGGCTGTCCCATAGCCTTACCCAGTGATGCCAACACAGCAGGCCGTTATACAATGTCAGCGTTATCACTAAGGCAACTGTTTGAAGAATACAATCTCAATGTGGTTCAACAGCCCATAATGAATCCACCTGACAGTGAAGGCAAAGTATCAAATCATAAAAGTTTTGGCGTCAATGTCATGCGCCAAATGTTAGAACTAGGAACCCTACATGTCAATGAAAACTGTGTGGAATTTTTGCGTGAAGCCAAGAATTATTTTGTGGATGAGAAAGGTCGTTTCAGTGATCCAGACGACTGCTTGGACTCAGCCAGGTATGCTCTGTTGGCTTGCCTTAATCGCTGGAGTGAGCCTTACGATCACAAGAATCCTCAGATGAGAATGGCAGAAGCCCGTGAAGCCATATATGCCATCAAGGCACGCAAACAAGAAAATATTCCGCAATGGAAGCGACCCTTGGAAATGAGATAATCAGCGTTATCTGTGCCTAAACAGAAAAATATATAAATAACTGCAACCATTTAGGAAATCCACAATGTTTGATAAGAGCCATTTCGTAGTATCAGAAGTTTATAACCCAACAGGACGCATGGAGCGTTTCCTACATCTAAAGCGTATTATGGATCAGAAATGTGCTGCCAATTTACGCTTGTTGGCCACCAAGAATAATATTAACAGGGCCAGCGACTATCACTATCTGAATCTTGCTGTCACACAATCAACAGAGCCTGTTAATGGTATTGACTATATTCACCCTGTGGTAAAGCCCTCAGTGGATTATTCAACAGCAGTGATCTCTAAGGGCCTAATGCAGAACGGTGAGATCAACTTTGAGTTTGTGCCTGATAACGAAGATGACACAGCGGCTGCTCGTCAGGCCACTGAAATGGTACACAAGTTGGTAAACCAAAACAATGATCCACACTTTATTCTACAGCATTGGATCATGGACGCCCTACTACACAAGAATGGCGAAATGATGATCAGCCCTGATCGTGAACTAATCACACGCTATGTCAAAACCACAGGTACAGAAAGCCAATTACAGGCCTTTGAAGCACAAGCAGCCAACGCTGGACTAACAGCCCTACGCACCAAGAAGCGTAAAGTCAAGGTAGATGTTGATCAGGTCATGAAAGAAACTGCACAGTGGAATCAAGGTGCTGACCAACAACGCCAAGAAAATCTTTTAAACAATGTGTTTGACAAACTCAAAGCACATGCTGATGGCGATGAAGAAGCACTACAAGCACCAGCACTGCCAGCAGATCAAAACACACCCATTGAAGAAGGTGAAGCCGCACTAAATGAATCAGTGGCACGCAACACCATATTTGAAGCAGAATACAAACTAACTGGCTACAACCTAAACATCAAGTTCCGTCCAATAGCACAGCACTATTGGATGTGCAACCCAACTATCATTAACATTCAGGAACAAGACTTCTGCGGTTTCTATGATCCTATGAGCATACAAGAAGCCTATGAACGCTATCCTGACATTAATCTTGAGAAGTTCATGGAGTTCGCAGAATACAGTAATGTTGGCGCATATCAGGCTGGATCCCTTCTCAATAACCTTGCTATTCACGCTCGTGATTCAGTGCCAATCAATGGCTTACCCAGCACAGGTTATGCGGCTCAGGATCCCACAGCCCGTCAAGTCACAGTTCTAACCACATGGAACCGTTATGACATTGACAATGATGGTGAGTTGGAATGTGTTGAAATTATCTACAGTGGTCAATATATTATTTCAGCCCGTGAGGTTGAGTTTATCCCAGTGGCCAACATGTGTCCACGCCCCTTACCACAAAACTTCTACGGAATGAGTTTGGCTGAATCGCTAGTTCCTGCACAGGAATATATGACTGCGGCTCATAGAGCGGAGATTCAATTAGGCCTGCTAACAGCCACACCACGCCTAGGTGTTAAACCAGATCGCGTAGACTTTGAAATGCTACAGGATGGTGAAGCCGCTATCTTTATTCTAGACAGCAAGTTTGACCCAGCAACGGATGTATATCCAATGCCAGCACCAAGTGGTAATTTGTCATTTGTTGAAACTGCCATGAGCCGCTTACAACAAGACATCATGGCCTTGGTAGGTATGACTACACCTACAGACACATTTACTCCAGAAGTTATGAGCCCAGGTAACAGTGGTGCTAAACTACAGTTAGCCATGGGACCAAACCAATTGATACAAGACAACATTGTTAAGAATTGTGCTCAAGGCCTAGAAGATGCTCTATGGTTAGTATGGCGTACACTAGTTCAATATGGTGATGATTATGGTGTTAAGAAACTAGCACAGCAGTTCAATCCCAACAAAGAGCCTGTGTTCTTAGATGCTAAAAACTTTGATGACATGAACTTCTGCGAACGCAAGATCATACACATTGATCTAGCAGTAGGTATGGCTTCAGAAGAAAACAGCCTACAGCGTATCCAGGCTATCAAACAGGCACAAACAGGATTGACACAAGAAGTTGCTCAAGGTGTGCAAATGAATGCCATTACACCAGAAAGTTTCAAGAAGATGCGCCGCCCCTATGAAGATATGATGTATGTCTTGGGCGTCAAAGATGCCAATACCTATTTGTTAACTGAAGATGAAGTAATGAAGATGGTACAGCAGGCACAGCAGGCAGCAAGTCAGAAACAACCTGGCCCAGATGAAGTCAAAGCCAAAGCAGCCGCTGATCTTGACAATGCTCGTACACAAGAGATCATGGCCAAGATACAAGGACAACATCCTGATGCGGCTCGTGCCATGGCACAGGCTAATAAAGACAATGCTGATGTTAGTGGAACTAGTGCTGGCAAACAGTTAGATGCCATTGCTCTAATCAAGCAACATAAAGCAACAAACTATTAAACTTTTTTAGGAATTGAAATGATTATTGATGAGGAATTGACGGCGGCTTTTAACGCCAAACCAAGAATTGATATAAATAGAATTAAGACAATGTCGCCAGGACAACTGGATGCCATTAAGACTTATGGTAGTGGAGCAGAGAATTTATTAGCCAATAAAGACTTTGCACTTTTTGTACACCACTTTAAGTTTGACATAGCAGACGAACTTAGCGGCATTAACGGACACTCACCAGATGACAATTGTAAGCGAGTAGCACTCGCCCATATGATCGCTGGAGTTGACAAGTTTGTAGCCAGTCTCCAAAGGGCTGTCTATTATAAAAATCGTGCGGTAAGCATTCAAAACGCCCCCACAGAAAATTAAGGAAAATTTAAATGACTACAGAAACAGTAGTGAGCACGCCTAATGTCGCAGACACGGCCCCTGCTCAAAATGCAGTTCCGTCATTGGATTCAATTGCTCAGAAAATGGCCGCAATGCGTAACCAGGCTCAAGCAACCAGTGAAACTGAGACAGGTTCTCCAGCAAAGGCAAACGCTGAAGCCCCTGTGGTGCCAGAAGGTAGCGAAAGCGATCCCTCAAGCGTAGAACCAGAAGTTGATCCGCAAGGATCTGAAGATAGTCTAGCAGCCATAGAAGAAGGAAACACCCCTGAAGAGGTAAGTGCTCCAGATTCTACCAAGCAGGAAGTAATTGATTTCTTAGAATTCGCACAAGAGAACCCAGACGCCAAGTTTAAGTTCATGCGTAATGGTAAGGAAATGGTTATTGATGCTAAACGAGCAGCCGCTATCTTAGGACAAGGTGGAGCAATACATGAAGAAGCCAGGGAATTAAAAATCCAAAAGGCAGAGTTTGATGAATATCTTCAGACCAAGAGGGCTGAAGCAGAAGGACTTACTCTTGCACTAGAATTTACAGTTCGCCCGCAGATTCAGAAAGCCTATGATGAGATTCTAAAGACACAGGGTTACCAGACTACATTCCAACAGCAGTTGGCACAGGCTCAGGCCTCTAATGATGTGGAAGCAATGACACGCATTCAGGCTAACATGCAACAGAATGAACGCTGGATACAACAACAAGTTAGTACGATACAACAACTGAAACCTAATTTGGATCAGTTTTATAGTATTCGTAAACAACAAGTTGATGAAGCCCTACAACAGAATCGCAAGGCCTTTACAGACAAGGAGTTGCGTAATGAATATGTCTACAATGAACTTCGTGATAAGATTTCTAAGAATTGGCAGTCAGCGAATAATCAACTAGTGCCAGGTATTCCAAACATTGATCTGATTAGTAGCGATGAACACATCCTAAGTCTAATCAGAGATGGATTGAAATATCGTGAGAAACCTTCAGCCAAATCTGCTGGTAGTAGCATAGCCGCATTAACAACCAAAAAGTCAAATGCAGTGGCCAATGCTAAAACACAGGGACAGGCTAATCTCCAGGATCTTCAAGAAAGAGCCAATAAGGGCGATCGTAAAGCCCAGGATAATCTGTTAGTCGCAAAGTTAAATGCTATGCGAGGCCGCAGATAATATTAAAGACATTTTTTAAAGGAATATAACATGTCACAAATTACTACATCCGCTATTGGTAACGGTACTACAGCATACGCTTCAGATATCGTTGTCAAGGACTTAGACTTAGATGTCAGCAACCGCGTTAAAGATGATACACCTGTTCTAAACATGTGTATGGCTAAGAAGCGTAAAGTCGTTTCTACATTGCCACTATGGACAAACGATGTATACCGTTTGCCAGCAACACAAGCAAACCAAGAAGGTATGGCTGTTTCCAGTTCTATGGCTGAAAGCAACCAGCGTGCCAACTTAGGTAACTACACACAGATCTTCAGTACTGTTATCAGTGCTACAGGTTCTGCTCGTGCAGTTGAACAAAGTGGTGGTGATCCACAAGCATACCAAGAAGTCAAGCAATTGATTGAATTGATGTTTGATGTGGAAGCACAGATCGTTCGTGCAGACCAAATTGGTACCAAGTACGGCGGACAAAGCGGTACTGCTGGTGGCGTAACAGGCGCAAGCCAAACTGGTCGTCGCTTTGGTTCTTTGAACTCATTCGCGGCTACACACAGTTTCAACGCAACTGGTAACAGCACAAGCACATTCATCACATACACAAACGGCGAAACAACTGATGTGGCCACAACACAATCAGGTATTATCGTTGGTGGTGGTACTGGTGCAACACAAGGTTCTTACCTAGGTAGCACATACTACATTGGTAGCGATGAAGCCAACACACAATTCTACCCAGCAATCTACAAGCAGTTGGTAACAGCCGCTGAGAAGCGTTTCAACGCTAAGATTCGCACAGTAGTTTGCCCAACAAGCCTACGCACACACCTAAGTGATAACATGCCTACAAGCCGTGGTATCAACCGTGTAAATTCTGAGCGTGGTGACACAATTCAGACTTACGAAGGCGACTTCAACTACACATACGAGATTTTTGACTCGTGGATAATGGATCAGTATGTTCCTAACAACATTTATTTCTTGAATGAAGAAGTGTTACAATGGGGTTCATTGCGTGACCTAGGTCCTAACAATGAAATCTTCTCTAACGCTGACGCAAGTTTAGATCAGTTCATCATGGAAGGTACGCTAATTGTGCGTAACCCTGCAGGTGTTGCTGTTCTACACGATATCAGTGCTAGTGCAAGTGCTCCTTCATTGAACGCTTACGGTGCTGGTCCTTTACGCCCAGCAACATTGGTTGTTCGTTTAAGCGCATTTGGCGGCGCCGCATTCTAATCTTAACCATTAGAACAACGCAACCAACAAAAGGCCCTCAGGGGCCTTTTGTCTTATAGGCGTTACCTACCACCTATTCAGGAAATAATATAAATAAATCAAAGGAATTGATAGAAATGACTCCAGAAGAAGAATACAGCCTTAATAATCCCAATGCTTCAATGTTAGATGGTCAAGATCCAGAAACCAATTTGGATTTTACACGCAGAGATTATGGCGGTATGATTGACGGCAATAATGGTATTGCTGATGCTCTGTTAAGAAATGACAAATTATACCGCGCCATGAAGGGTGATTGGAAGCGTACAGCCACAAACAAAAGCGGTAATATCATAACCACCACAGGTCGTGAAGATGGCAAGTTTTATATCCAGCGTGAACAGTTAAATTATCAAGCAGTAGTAGATCGTTGTGCTCGTTATCGTAAGATGGCTGAAGAAGGAGTTCCAGATCCTCTAGCACCCTTAACAGATGATGGTAAACTGGCACACCGTTGGATGGACTTACCCTCAGTTGTAGAACAAAAAATATCAGATGATTATTTTGGCGGCATGCGTTGGAGCACTATCAAAAGAGATCGCACACTCAAGGCACAGTTTTATCGTGTAGTGCAACAAGAATATCCACAGTTTGTCTGCTACCCAGGTGGCAAACTTCCAATTCCTATTGAAGTACCATATCCAGCCAAAGTGGGACAACAGAAATTCTTCCAAGGACATTAAACAATGAGCCAAATAGCCACAGCAGATGATCTAGTAGCATTTGTAAAACAATTTACAGGCAGTAGCAACGACCAAGAAATCAAAGAATGTATTTTTATGGGCGAAATGATGATGCGTAACCTAGAGTTACCTATTCAACGCAGTAACCCAATGGATCCTGCGTTCATTGCTGTTGCTGATCAATATGGCATGATACCTATTCCAGGTGACATGTTAAAGCCTATCTTGTTTTTCAAGATGGGAGGCGTTCAAGGCTCCAGTGGTTCCAATCAATTAGGTCCCTGGATTGTCTATGATCGTATTGGTGATCGCGATATCATAACAGAAAGTTTGGTTGAAGCACTGTATCTCAAGCCAATCAACATACCTTCAGTATATCGCGGTAAGTTTTCAGAAGTAGGACAAAGTTATAAATTCCTACCAGGTCTGAGCCAAGGCGACTTAGTCAACATGTACTACTATCGTGCATGGCCGTATCTATTTTCAATTGACACTAATGGTAATCAAGTTCAAACCAATGGTGTTCTACAAAGTTTTCCTGAAGGTTATGTATACAGTACCTTGCATTGCTATTATATCAAACGCAAGAGTTCAGAAGACGCACAAGTTTATAAGGCCAAGTTTGAAGAATCAATGAACATCATTGAAGATCAAAACTCAAAAGGTAAATGGAGTGGTGGACACACAAGATTAACTAGTATCTTCCAACCACGCAAGGATCGCAGATATACTGCCAAGTAAGGAATAAAAAATGCCATCATTATATGGGTCAACATCATCATATACAGTTACAAGTACCAATGTAACCACATTGTATCTTGGCAGTACTACCACATTCACTGCGACCACATATAACACCAACCTACCTGGACTTTATGGTGGAAATTATTCAGCACTGCCTACCAATGCGGCACAGTTAATTCAACTGTTTGACAACAATGGCAATGTGCAGTTCTTTTTAGATCCAGCCACAAATAGTTCAACCATTGCGGCATCAGTATTTCAGTTTACTACAGCCACTTCAGCACAGTTAGGCAATTGGGTATTTTCAGGTAATACTGCAACCAATGCTGTTAATCAACCATTTACCATTGATACCAACAATTATTTTTGGCAATTTGGTAATGATGGTGTTATAACACTACCATATGGTGCAGAATTTAATGATGCCTATTGGATAGCGGCACCAGGTAACCAAGTCAGTCTAAGTAACAATACCAGCACCAATACCTTGGTTGTGGACAATACTGGTACACACATTACCAGCACACAAGGGTCAACAGTCAGCACCTGGAGTTTTAATTTAGATGGATCAACCAACTTTCCAAACTATAAATTTCCTGCACAGCATGGAACATTTGGTGAGGTGTTAGCAGACAATGGTAGTGGTGTGTTGTATTGGACAACAGCCACAGGCACCGCCGCCAACCAAGTATTTGATTTTGGCACTATTTTAGCGCCAGTTAGTTTCACATTGGACATGGGTCCAATATTAGTTTAAGGATTAGAACATGCCATTACAGTTTAGAAAAGGTACAGATGCACAAAGAGCCGCAGTAACATTCAGTCAGGCTGAACCAGTCTGGACCACAGATTTACATCAACTATGGATTGGTGATGGAACTACTCCTGGTGGTATATTGATCACGGGCGGCACTGGAACCAGCGGTGGATATATTTCTACTAGCAGTATTTCAGCGGCTGGAAATAAGTTAACCATTAATGTTGATGGTAGCCTAAGTTTTCCTTTAGGCAATACATTATATTCAACACAGACATTCAATATCAGTGCAGTGGGCACTGTTCAACAGTTTAATACTAATGGTGTTTATATTGCCAACACACAAACTGACAGCAGTCACGCCACTGTATTCATTAATGGTAGCACAGCCTCTAGTGTTCCAAGTCCTGGAGCACCTATCAGTCTTTGGGCCTTGGGCAAGGATGGACAAAACACCAGAGCCATATTAGACAACTATGGTGCCAATACCAACATTATTACAGGTCGTAGTGCTAATGGCACACCTAGTGCTCCTACGGCTGAAACCACTGGCAGCGTTATGTTGCGTGTTGGTGGCTATGGTTATGGATCAACAGGATTTGGTAACATACACAGCGCCAACATTGATTTTGTTGCCGCAGAACGCCTAACAGATGCTGCCAGAGGTGGTGCTGTCAATATTGTTACTGTAAATTCTGGTACACTAGTGGCCAATACCAGCATGAGTATTTCAAGTGCTGGCGTTACCATACAGACTCCTGGTAATCCAGCCAAAGGTGCATTATTTGTCAATGCCAGTGGTAACACAGCCGCTGGATCTGCCCTAAGTGATGCTGTGATTAATGCTGTAGGTAAAAATAATACTAAAACACGCATAGTTGCTGAAACATACAGCAATACTGGCACCACTGACAGCATTGATAACATGAGTCCTATTTTTACTGGTCGTCGTGCCCGTGGTAGTAGCAGTGTGCCAACAGCAGTTAAAAATGGCGATACACTAAGCCGTTATAATGGCTTTGGTTATGATGGTACTAAGTTTACTAACAGCGCCAGCGGTTACATGAGCATTAGAGCCGCTGAAGATTTTACTGCCAATGCCAACGGTGGTTACATTGAATTTGGTGTATTAAAAACAGGCACAACTAATACTTTTATCAATACTGTCATTGATCAAGGTGGTATTACAACAGAAAGCGTTAATGCCACTGTGGATATTGATGCCATAGGCGACATTACCAGCCAAAACAATATGTTTGCCAGCAATAATGTCACAGCAGGCAAAAACTTATACGCAGGTGACAATGCCTATATCAATGGCACAGCCCTTGTTGGTGGACAGGCCACTGTTGGTAGCCTAGTCAGCAATTCAACCATAGCAGCCTCAACCAACATTACAGCAGGCAATAATATCACTGCCGCTGGTGATATCACAGGTAATGACTTTACTGCCACAGGCACCATTATTGCCATTGGTAATATTACATCAGGTGGCACACTACAAGGCACTCATCTAACGCTAACCAGTTTGGCCAATGCTGCCACTGGTTATATTTTAAGTGTTAACACTTCAACAGGAGTTGTAACCTATAGAGATTATACTCCTTTCAATATCAGCACAGTTACAAATCAGGCCCTGTTTACCACAAGTTCTGTAACTTTTGCACAGTTGACTGTGACCAATGCCTCTATTCCTGCAACAGGGGCAGGTATATTTGTCAATGGCACTGGTGGTACATCATATCCAGTACCACCAAATGGAACCAATGCTCTTTGGGCTGTGACCAATGACAGTAATCTTACTCGCATATTGATAGATAATTTTTCTTCTTCACCAAGCAGTTATTTTACTGGTCGTGGAGGTCGTGGTACAGCGGCAACGCCTAGTGCAGTTCAATCAGGTGATTACCTAGCATCATTCCGCGGTGTTGGTTATGGTACTACTAAATTTAATACCACAAGTGCGGCCTATATGACCATGGTGGCTGATGAAAACTTCACTGACACAGCCAATGGTTCTAAAATACAATTTTGGGCTAACCCTCTTGGTGTAGCAGGTAATGCTAATTTAATAACCACATTCCGTCCTAGTGGAATTAATATCTATTCTACAGGCACAGTGGCAGGCACGGTTGGCAGTGCATTGACCATTGCTGGTCCTGGCGATCAAGGCACATATCAAGGAAGTCAAAGCACAGGCACATTGGTTTGGGGTATTAGTAAACCAAATCAAGAAGCCCGTATTACCATGGATACCTATGCCAATCCAGGTGCTGGTGGGTATGCCGTAGATAAAAGTTATTTTACAGGCCGTCGTGCTCGTGGATCTAGTGCAAGTCCCACAGCCTTGCAAGCAGGCGATGCAATTGTGCGTTTCAGTGGATATGCTTATGGTACCACTGGATTCTTAGGCACAGCCAGTGGTGGCATGACTGTCTATACATTAGAAAATGCCACTGATTCTGCGGCAGGTGGACAGATTGCCTTTGATGTGCAGGCTATTGGTGGTGCCACTACAGCAACACAGGTCATAGTTGCCACAATGGATGCGGCTAATGGATTACAGGTCAACAGTGGCGGATTAACTGTTAACAATGGCGGTGCCATTACTGCTACACAGGCTATTCTAGATAGTGCTAAGTTTAATGATATCTATAGTAAGTCAGTTGTTCCAGGCACAATTGGTGTTCATAACCCATTAGTTCCTTCTGGAACTGTAAACTTAGGTAGTTCTGGCAGTCCTTGGGCTAATATCTATGGTAACACAGCAAGATTAAGCACATTAAACTTTACAGATAGCACAAGTCAAACTACAGCATGGACTGGATCAGTAAGCACCAGTAGCGTCACAGGTTTAGCCACTGTGGCATGGACTGGCAAATACAGTGATCTAACTGGTGGACCTAACCAATCATTGAATACAAGTAGTGCGGTTATATTTGCTGGTGTTACTTCAACAGGTAACATCACTGCCAACGGCAATTTATCAGCAACTGGTTATACAACATTACAAGGTGGTGCTACAATCAGTGCCGCTACAGTAACTAACACAGTGGTTGTTAGTGGATACACATCACTAAATGGTGGTGCTACTATTTCAGCAGCCACAGTGACCAACAATTTATCAGTTGTTGCCAACTTAACTGCTGGAGCAACCATTGTTCAAAGTTTAACTGTTACCACAGGCACAGTGGCTACAAAGACTTTAACTGCTGGCGGCTTTCCTCTAAACTCAGCAGGTACTGCTTCAATCTTTACCAGTGGTGGAGCAAGTCCTGCCCTAGTTGCTTCAAACTACAGTGGTGGTCTAGTTCCAAACATTACACTTCGTGGGTATGGACAGAATCGTCCAAATGGAACTAGTGCTACGGCACCAAACCCAGCAATCAGTATTGAAAGCGCCTATGGCACACAGGCAGCACCAACTGCCTTTTTGGCAAGTCAAAGTTTGGGTGGCGTAACAGCCATGGGCTATGACGGTGCTAATTGGCCTGCTGATTATAGTCAGTCATATAACTTTATGGGTTGGTTCTCAACAGAAGCAATGACCAACAGTGGTACCAGCACTTATCAAGCAGGTAGTGGATTCAACATCTATGTTCAACCACAGTGGACACGCCCTGGTATTAACCAAAGTCGTCAGCGTTTCTTGTTTACTAACTGGACTACAAGTTCAACTGCACCAAGCCAATTGAACATTGTTATGGGGTCAGGTGTTGATGCTACTACAAGTTCAGTAGTTATGGTTGATGGAACAACTTATGTTGGTCCTGGAAAAACTAACCTAAGTTTTGTCAATGCTCAAACAAACTTTTTAGCAGTTCCTGCACAAGATAGTGCCCCAGACAATGCTGGTTTAACTGGCACTAATATTATTAACTTAGCCGCTGGTCGCCGTAATGCTGTAAGTGGTCGTCGTAATCAGGTCCTAAGTGGTGATACACTATACAGCATTAACTTCCGTGGACAAAACACTAACAACGCTACATCGTCAGGTGTAACTGGTGCAGCCATTGTGGCTACAACGCTGGAAACTTTTACAACTACACAGTATGGTTCTAACTTAGCATTACAAACGGTAAACACTGGAACCACAACATTAAGAAACCGTTTGTTATTAAGTGATAGATTGATGCAGTTAAGTGCTGATCAATATCAGTTTAACAACGGCAACTTTACTTCAATTCCATTAAGTTTTACCACCAGCACATGGAATAGCAGTATTGATCAACAGACTTTCCAAAACAATGCTGGCACTGTGACCATGTTGCAGTTAGGTGCTACTACAAATACCTACAACAACAACAGTCATAATTTCAGTGACAGAACAGGTTCATTCCCAGCACTGACTATGACTACCAGCACAGCGGTGTTTACTGCTATACCTGTAATGCCTACATATACTTCAGCAGGCAAACCAGCAAGTGGATCAGTTGGACAAATTATCTGTATTAGCAATAGTCCAACATCAGGTGGACGCATGGCGTTTTGGGATACTACCAATAGCCGTTGGAGTTATATCAGCGATAACAGTGCAGTTTAAGGAATATTAAATGACTATATCCGTAGTAAAACTACCCCTAGCCAAAATGACATATACGCCTGATGTGCCTTCAGCGGCACTAGGGCCTAATGAATATAACGCTGG